TGTCATGCCAGTAAAAGTTTAGACTGAGATAGGACTTGTTCCTGTAAGTAATTATCGGGACGAGTCACAGGGTACGTACCATGGAGGTACGTCCTGAAACTATTTAGGTCAACATTTTTATTGGAGAGGTAGTGAAAGACTTGCATTTTCTTTAACAGTCTTTTTGACTGTTGAGGGCGACCAAGTATCTTTCATATTGACAAGACGAACTCCCGGTTTGGCCCACGTTCTAAGTTAATACAAGGATACCCTTTCCTGTCAGCATTCTCTAGGAGGTTATACAAAGTGTGATAATGCTTTGCATTCTCAAAGAGACCTGATATTGGAAAGGGGCTCACTTCCTGATTCGATACAAATCATCTCTTAGCAAACTCATATGTGGTTTCTGACCACATAGTTTTCCCAAGGGATAATGGAATATCGCATTTGGATACAAAGTTTAGGTACTCCTGGCTGACGATCTCGTCTTTTATAACGATATCATCACCGAGAAGGGCATAATTTGTAAATGGAAACTTTTTATGTTTTCACGCACAATATTGCACTACAAAGTGGTGTGTCAGAGAGAAGACCGGCCAAGAGGAGTAAGCTCCCATGGGTTGACCCCGTCTATAAAAGACCGGGGCTTCCTTATGGGGCGACTTAAACGATGTACCGACCATTATTGACTTCCATGCTTTAACTTTCGCGTCCGGTAAGAAGGCTCCTAAGACTATCTCCTGAAGTTCTATGGGGAAAGAGTCAGTCGCAGCCTTCAAGTCGGCGCAAAAGAAAGAGGATGGACTTCTTTTAAGGTGGTTGAGCGGATCAGTCTGCTTATACGTCATGTCGGCCTTTAATCGTGATAGAATTCTATTTATGGATTCGTGTAGCGGTTTAAGCGCGGTCTGGCTTCAGTAGTCGATGACTCCAATAACCCGGGTCTTACACTCTTTATCCGGAATAAACGCAATCCTTCGGGTAACTCTCTTACTCTTAGTAACTGGGAATTTCCTAGTTATTAATTGTTCGGGAGTCATCCCGATTGAAGCGTCAAAATTCTTGATTTTTAGTATAAGATCCTTTAGTTGTTGTCCTCCTAAACACGTAATATCGTCTAGGGAGGCATCGGTTAACA